TTGCTGGTATCGGTGGATTTCGTTTAGGAATGGAGTCCGCTGGTCATGAATGTATAGGATTTTGTGAAATAGACAAATTCGCAAGAGCCAGTTACAAGGCTATTCATAATACAGAGGGAGAGATTGAACTACATGACATCACAGCAGTATCAGATGAGTCTATTCGAGGATTCGGAAGTGTGGACATTATCTGTGGAGGATTTCCGTGCCAGGCTTTCTCGATTGCAGGAAACAGACGAGGTTTTGAAGATACTCGAGGAACTTTGTTCTTTGAGATCGCTAGGTTCGCATCTATTCTCAGACCTAAATATCTATTCCTTGAGAATGTCAAAGGACTACTTAACCACGAAAACGGAGCTACATTCGAGATCATTATCTCAACCTTGGATGAATTGGGGTACAACGTGGAATGGCAAGTGCTTAACAGCAAGGATTTTGGAGTACCCCAAAACAGAGAACGGGTGTTCATTGTCGGACATCTTAGAGGAGAATGTACCAGAAGAGTTTTTCCTCTCTCAAAAAGTGGCCGGCAAGCTAATTCAATCAAAAAACAGTACAGCAATACCATTACAACCAGATACGGCAACTCACAAGGAGCAGGGGCGTACATTGTTGAAAGTAAATCGCAGAAAGTGAGGTCTATCGGAAACATCCATCCTTCAGGAAATGGGATGAATGGAGAGGTTTATGAATCAACTGGATTGGCTCCCACACTCACAACAAATAAAGGGGAGGGGGTAAAAATTATTCAAAGAGCACACGGTTATAATCAAGGCGGAGAACATGACATCGCACCAACTTTAACTAGCAATAGCTATCACGAAAACAATCATTTATCAGATGGATTTCGAATCCGCAAGCTAACACCTAGAGAATGCTGGAGGTTACAAGGTTTTCCAGATTGGGCTTTTGATAAAGCTCAAGAGGTAAATAGCAATTCTCAATTATACAAGCAAGCAGGGAATAGCGTGACAGTCAATGTTATCGCTGCAATAGCAAAGGAATTGGAATGAGGTGATAACTTGAAATTATTTCTCAACGAAGATTGTATGGATGTCATGAAAAGATATCCTGACAACTATTTTGATTTAGCTATTGTAGATCCACCATATTTTCCTGGCCCAGAAAAAAGAAAATTTTATGGCAGGAAAATCAGTCCAATTGGCGTCACTAGATTGTACGGAGAAACTTCAGAGTGGCAGATTCCAAACAGAGATTATTTTGATGAGTTATTTAGAGTTTCAAAAAATCAAATCATTTGGGGTGTGAACTACTTCAACTATTCTTTTGGTTCTGGCCGCATCGTTTGGGATAAAGTTAATGGCAAGTCAAGTTTCTCGGATTGTGAGTTAGCGTACTCCAGTTTGCATGATAGCACGCGCTTATTTCGCTACATGTGGAATGGTATGATGCAAGGCAAATCAATCTCTGAAGGTCATATACAACAAGGAAATAAGGCCTTGAATGAGGTCAGAATCCATCCGACACAAAAACCGATAAATCTTTATCTTTGGTTGCTTCAAACTTACGCAAAAGACGGAGACAAGATTCTTGATACTCATGTCGGTTCAGCAAGTAGTTTGATCGCTTGTCAAGAATTAGGTTTTGAGTATGTAGGCTGTGAGTTAGACAGAGACATCTTCAACTCAGCAAAACAGAGACTTGAAAATTATAAGTCACAAATAAAATTATTTTAAAGGAGAAAAACAAATGCTTAATAAAATTGATATACCAGGAACAACTATCACACTCGAAATCGTAGATAAGAACATCACGATCACAAACAAAATTGAATATGATATGCAGATGCATTTCAGAAATACGGACGCAGATACTTCTCTCGATACAAGTGGCGACGTATTCGAGCCTCTCTATTGGCTAGATATCAGGGTAACACCGAAAACGCCGACAGAGTATCATACAAGCCTTGGAGTCAAGGCAGAGAAACGGAATTTGGCCGAACTTCAGAAGTTCTTTGAGTTCATTGAAAACAACAAGCGCAATCTCTTTGACCTCTGCGGTATCAAGGGAGAATTGCAATGAAATCTCTGACATTATCGTTAGACATTTCAACTACTGCGACAGGTTGGGCCGTGTTTCACGGCTCTGACCTTGTCCAGAGTGGTGTCTTGAAACATAAAAGCAAGTCATTCTTTGAACGTGGGCGCTTCATGGCTGGAGAATTAAGAACCATTCAATTAAGAGCTTTACAACGCTATGAAGGACCGTTTGAGTCGATCGTGGTTGAGAAGAACTCAGTCATGGGACCAAATCAACAATCTATGATCAGCATCGGAATTGTGACAGGTCTTATACTTGGACGGTTAGTCGCTGACAACGTGTATTTTGTGAACGTGTCGACTTGGCGCAAGTATTGGAAGTTCAGCTATAAAGACCGTAGCAAAAAATCTATGAAGTTACAGGCAGTTGCTAAGGTTTCGGATGAATTTAACCTAAACGTCAAAGACGACGAGGCCGATGCAATCCTGATTGGTTCGTACTTTGTAAACCACGGTCACGAATTCGGAGACCCGGAAAGCCACAAGATAAGTTAAAGGAGCTGGAAGATGAATAAAAAAGAAATGATTGAGAAATACGAGTATTTGAATCATAACTGTTTCAGAAGGGTTGATACGTCTGAATTTTTGAGAGATTTAAAACAACTAGACGAACCCGAAAAAATCACAATCCCGCAGTTTGTGGCGAACTATATCGAACAAACGAAAAATGAAGATTATCATTTGCTTGGTGCGATGACCGAAATCAGAAGCCACAAAAACAAAGAAATTGATGCCTGGTTTTATACAGATGATAATATCGAAGTTTTCGCTCGCGCTTGGCTTGACGGTTACGAGGTCGAGGAAGAGAAGCGGTATCGGGCGAAAGTGAAAGGTATGAATTCTATGAATGGTTATTTAGCCCGTAACAAAAACCTTGGTACTTGGTATTTTGGTATAAGTGGTAATGATAAAAATCATTGTACAAACCACACCCGCAAAGAACTAGAAGAAACTGGCTTTGGCTGGGTGTTTGATTGCCCAGGGATTGAAGTTGAGGAGGTAACAGAATGATACCAAAGTTTAGAGCGTGGGATATACATGGACAAAAGATGTTTACTAATGATGAATTGATTATCTGGAATAGTAATGTCTATGCTAACGATAGCAAAAAGCTCACATGCAATTACTTAAAAGGCTGGACGATTGATGATAAATACCTCATGCAGTCAACAGGAATAAAAGATAAAAATGGCATGGAAATCTTTGAGGGGGATATAGTTGATTACAAAGGCAGAAAAGCAGTTGTCAAATGGCACGGTTCTTACGCAAGTTTTATTTACAGATTTGTAGACGAAATGCAAGAAAGGGTTTCAGAATGGGACCCACTATTTCTAGCTTATCATCACTTTGAAATCATCGGCAATGTCTACGAAAATCCGGGACTTTTGGAGGATAACAAATGAAACCAGAAAAAAATGACAATGTAAACAACCCAAGTCATTACCAAGGTCGGTATGGCATGCAATCTATCGATGCTTTAAGAAATTTCATGACACCAGAACAGCTGAAAGGCTTTTTTCTTGGAAATGCTTTGAAGTATCAATTGCGATTCCAGAAGAAGAATGGTCTGGAAGATTTGAAGAAAGCTAGAAAGAACCTTGATTGGTTGATCGAGGAAATGGAGAACAAGAATGAAGCCTAAAAGACACCCATATTCAGGATTTAAAAACCCACCAAAAATGGCTAGTGTATACAAGCCCGAGCTTGTAACTTTTCCTAACGTAGCTTTTAGAAAAGATTTGCTCAAGCACATTTTCTCAGTTGTCAAACAACATGACAACGCTACAATCATTTACTTCAGAATTCCAAAAGTATTCGGATACGAGGAGGAAAGAGCAAAAGTATATCTAAGCTATGAAAAGACGATGAGGATACTCAATAGCTACTAAAATAAAAAAACCGAGGCATTCACTCTACCCCGACAACGTTTTCAATAATATTATTATATCATAAAGGAGATAGAGAGTGAAGGCAAAAGAGCTTTTGAGCGAGTTGCAAAACCTCGACATGGATATCCAGAGCAGAATAGACGAAATCAACGAACTTGAAGCTGGCCTGCTCTCAAGTCCTAAGTGGTCCGAGGTTAAGGTTAAAGGGGGGCAACCAAGGAAGATTGACGACGTGTATGCTCAGTTGATAACTATGAAGGATGCAATCGAGCAAGACACAAAGACGATCATTGACAGAAAGCTAGAACTAAGTAGGATGATCAACAGGCTATCAAATCCAAAATATCGGACAATCTTACGGATGACCTACATCAATAAGATGTATGCAGATGATATTTGCGATAGTCTTGGTGGCATCAGTTTGCCTACCTACTACAGGTTGAAAAAGCAAGCGATGAAAGAACTTGACAGTATCCTTAGCGAATTGATAGCAAATGATAGTGATTGTACAGGCATGAAGTTTTTAAACTGATAAAATGGTAGTATCAAATGATGAGGCAGATGATACTCCTTTATGAAAATTGAGGCTACGGCCTCTCTAGACGATGAGAAAGGTTCTGGCACTCTCTCCTAATTTGTTGCTCCCTTGAGTAGGTGCTCCTGGTTCAATTCCAGGTGTCGTCGTAAAGGCTACGCAAAAATAAAAAAAGAAAGGTAAATATAATATCGATTCCATTCGAGGTCCGTAGCCCCTCGATATTACAAAGTAAAATCGAGAGACCATATAACACAAAAAGCACGTATCGTTTGGATATGTGTTTTTTGGTTCTGTTGGAGGCAAAAGTGAAAATAGAAAAAATCAATATTTCAGAAATAACTGAATACGAGAACAATGCTAAGTTACACCCTCGCGAACAAATTGAACAAATTAAGAAGTCAATCAAGGAATTTGGAAATAACGACCCGATAGCGGTTGATGAAAATAACGTTATTATTGAAGGGCACGGACGCTTTGTCGCTTTAAAAGAACTGGGCTATGACGAAGTTGAGATTATTCGTTTATCTCATATGACGGACGAGCAGAAGAAAGCGTACATTTTGGCTCACAATAAGTTGACGATGAACTCTGGTTTTGATATGGAAATTTTAGAGTTAGAACTCGAAGATATCACAAATATCAATATGGAAGATTTTGGCTTTGATTTTGAAGAGATTGAAGAAATAGACGAAGATGTCGAAGAGGTAGAACAAGATGAATATGACGAGGAATTACGAGAAACAAACATTAAGCCAGGCGATATTTTTCAGTTAGGAGAGCATAGACTAGCTTGTGGAGATAGCACAGATGCGACGCATATTCAGAAGTTACTAGATGGTGCCAAGGTCGACACAGTCTATACAGATCCACCTTACGGCATGAAAAAGGAAAAGGATGGGGTGCGAAATGATAATTTGAATTACGATGATTTATTAGAATTCAACAAGAAATGGGTCCCTATCACGTTCGACGCTATGCGAGAAGTCGGGAGCTGGTATTGTTGGGGGATAGACGAGCCACTCATGGACCTATATAGTAATATCTTACGACCAATGAAAGAGGCGCAGGAAATCACCTTCCGAAACCTTCTGACCTGGGACAAAGGAAACACTCAAGGGCAAATGTCGAAGCTCGCCAGAATGTACCCGATAGCAGATGAAAAATGCCTTTTTGTGATGAAAGGCGTCCAAGGTTTTAATACAAACTTGAATAATTATTTTGAAGGTTACGAGGTGATCAGGAAGCCACTATCAGAGGCTGCCGAGCGCGTAGGATTGACATCAAAGAAATTGAAAGAAATAACAGGAGTCGGGATGTACTCACATTGGTTCACAAAGGCCCAATGGTTATTCATACCATTGGAGCAATTCCAGAAGATAGCGGACTATTATGGAAACGAATGGAACTTAGACTACGACCGTATCAAACAGGACTACGACCGTATCAAACAGGACTACGACGAGACCCGCGCTTTCTTTGATGCGACACATGCGAATTTCAATAATGTATTACATTTTAGTAGAACGAGCGGGGATGAGAGAGATAGCGCAGGTGGGCATGCAACTCCCAAACCACTCGCGCTAGTAGCGCTTATGCTCAAGTCATTAACTCGGAAAGGCGATGTTGTTTTGGATGTTTTCGGAGGAAGTGGTTCAACTCTTATCGCTTGCGAGAGGCTAGGACGGACGTGTTATATCAATGAATTAGAACCAAAATACGTCGATTTGATTATCAGACGTTGGGAAAAAGAGACAGGAAGAGAAGCTGTTAAATTGAATTGATTGTATTTTTTTTGAAAAGGAAGTGAGGCGATGGCTAATGAGCAAAACTTGATAAAAAATTCAGAACGAACTCCGAGCGAACGCCGAGAAAGTGCCAAAAAAGCGGGAGTCGCTTCAGGTAAAGCGAGAAGAAAAAAAGCGAACCTAAAAAAGGCTTTCGAGACAATCCTGCAAGCTGAAGTTGCAAGTCCAAACGTGAAGAAGCAACTCGAAGAACTAGGCTTCGACTCGACCAATGAAATGGCCCTGGCTATGGTCATGATGCAGAAAGCTATGAAAGGGAATGTCCGAGCTTTTGAACAAATCAGCAAGCTGACTACAACAGATGCTAAGGATAGCCTTGATAAGAAGGAACAAAAAGAACGCATTGAGGCTTTGAGACTGGAAAATGCGAAGCGCAGAGTCACGCTTGACGGTAGTGCTAAATCAGAGGACGTCATGGCTGATTATTTTGATAAATTAGAGGATGTTTTAAACAATGGCACTTGAGCGACTATATACCGATAAACAAATAAAGATTTTAAAACGAGCAGTCGCTACCGATTG